TGATCCATGAATAGTAGAGAGTTTAACTTTTGCTTCATGGTTTAAATTTTGATTTCGTCTTAATGAAGCCAATAAATAAGCCAGTCTTGTTGGAGATATACGATCTAACGCTACATCCCATTGCAGAGTCTGAGGTAAAAGTAATCCATGATTATTTATTAAGTCCTCATGGGTATATTCTTTATCTTCACTGGCCCGTGGCATTGTTTTGAATCCATACTTTACCCCCATATCTACATTCATATAATGATACATGGCCTTTACGCCTTCTAATGTAATAGATCGGTTGCGTGTAAGTTTAGTCCAACTATTAATAGCTAGGAGTAGACGATCACTCACGGATTTAGAATTATGTCGTTGATAAAATATCCCCCGTGTTTTTAATTCTTCTTCCACTTTGTCTAATATATAATTTGTTCGTGCTAAAATTAGCCAATCATCTTTTAAGAAATCTATATTACGATAGGGATTAGTTTGAAGTTTTAATACCCCTTCTCTCTCTGTAGCTCCCCATTCTTTTTGTACTCGGTGGTTGTGTCCTATACGACCTATTACAGAATTTGCTCGCTGTTGCACGGCTAACGGTACGCGGTACGATTGATTTAAAATAATTCTATTTCCTGTCTGTTGTTTAAAGCGCCACGGGTGTGCACCCGCCCATTCAAATATAGCTTGATCATCATCTCCGGCAATATAGGTATGAGTAGCATTTTTAGATAAAATGTCTACCATATTCCATTGAATTGCGCTAAGATCTTGCGCCTCATCTATAATAAGTAAACGAAACTTAGGAGATACATTACGTTTAATAAACTCTAAGATCATATCAGTGAAGTCCAGGAAGCCATTTTGTTTTTTATATTTCTCTAATCCCAATCCTATTTTACGTAGCTTTAAAATACCCCCAGGCAAATGTCCGGTCTGTGGCTGACAGAATTGATGTTCTAAACTAACGTCTTTGATCCTTGCAAGATCTATAATATTAACAAACTTATCATCTTGCCAACCCATTCCATAATTATCATATTTATTTGCGGGGTTAGATAATTTTACATTTAATAAATCAGATACTTCTTTGTAATCATTATCATCCATTAAAGAGGAATCATTCAAACCTAATTCTCTGTACGCTAAACTATGTAATGTTCTAAAGTATTTAAAATCTTTTTTATCGTACTGCGGAAACCGGTCCACGGCACGAGTAATAGCTTCCGTTGCTGCCTTGCGGGTGTAAGCAAAGTAGCCAATTTCATTTGGTTCGAAACCTTTAGCTAATCCTTCCTCTACAATATTTAAAAGTTCATGTGTCTTGCCTGTACCTGGTGGGCCGAAAATAATATTCATCATGGCTTTAATAA